GAGGTCTGGGCACGGCATGCCACCGAGGACGCGCGCGAGTTCAAGCCGGACTCCATCGCAATCTCGGTCGGCCGAGGAGGTGGCTACTCGACGATCTCCATCGCCGCGCGAGCCGACCTTGACACGATCGTCGTCAAGCACGCCAGCACCCAAAAGGGTACGCGGTGGGTCGCGTCCTATGTCGCCGACCTCAAGGCCGAGCACCCTGACGCCCTCGTCGTCCTTGACCCTAAGAACGCCACGGCCATCCTCACCGACCTGGAGGGGGCCAAGGTCAAGTTCATGCGGATGTCGCTGGACGAGATCATGGGCGCCTACTCGTCGTTTATCGAGCTTGTCAACGAGGGGCTCGTCGAGCACCCGCCGCAAAAAGAGGTCGACGCCAGCCTCAAGGCCGCGACCCCGCGCGCGATCGGTAAGTCAGGGTTCACCTGGGATCAGTCCGATCCCGCCAAGCCGGTGACTCATACTCAGTCGGCTACTTTTGCCGTTTGGGGTGTCAAGAAACTGGAGTCCGCACCGCCTAAGCCTCCGGCTGTAGTGCGTGGCTATGCGTAGAATGAGCGCGACAAGCTTGGAGGGGCCTAATGCCTAAATCCGCCACCGAGATCGGCTCGATTCTTGGCGACATGCGCGAACAGATGCGCAGCGAGTTCATGCGGCTCAGCCTCCTCGACCGCAAAATCAAGGGCGATTTGACCCGCGTGTGGATGCCAGATGGGGCCGACAGCGAGTACAGGGACCTTTTCAAGAAGGCCAAAGGCCCGTGGCTGGAGTTCACCCGCGACGCCATCGCGCAAGGCATCCGTGTTGACGGTTGCAATAGCGATCAAGTGTGGGCGCAATGGCAGGCGAACGGCATGGATGGCCGCCAAGGTGGGATACAGCGCGAGACCGTCGGCCTCGGTAAGTCGTGGCTTCTGGTCACACCGGCCGGCCAGCACGTCGAGGTCGAGGACGAGGACGGTAACCCGGTTCGTGTCGTCGTGGCAGATAGGTCAAAAGTTGTAATCCGGCCCCTATCAACTCTCTCGACTTATGCCGAGTTCATTGATCCGTACGACGAACATCCGATGTGGAGTCTCACGCGGATTGGCCCCAAGAAGGCCGACTTCTGGGAATCCAAGTGGCTTTTTGTCGACGACGAGGCCGTATACCGGTTCACGGGCACGATCGGCAGCCCCCAGAATCTCTCCACCTTTGAGCATGAGCTCGACTACTGCCCGGTGTCGAGGGTGTCGAACACGTTGCCGACTGAGGGGGAGCCGGAATCGAGCGTTTCACGTGCCATCCCGATTTATCAGCGGATCGTCGACGCGACATTCACCCTCGAGATGGTCCAGCGTTACGGCGCATTCCCGCAGAAGTATATGGCCGGCGGCCAGATCGGGACCAACTCCGACGGAACGCCAGCCGCTCGCTCGTCGGTCGACAGCCTCTTGCATTCCACCGACCCCGAGACTCGGTTCGGCAATTTCGCCGCCGCCAGCCTTGCCGACGTCGTCGTCGCCGTCGACGCGCATATCAAGCATCTCGCCGCGGTCTGCCAGGTGCCACCGCACTACCTCCTCGGCGCTGTCGTCAACATGTCGGCCGAGGGTATCGCCGCCGCTGAGTCGGGCTACTTCCGCAACATCGGTGAGCGCCAGGATGCCATGAGCGAGGGATACGAGCTCGCCATGCGCACTGTCGCCGACATTCTCGGCATCGAGGGCGCCGACATTCAGATGCGCTTCGAGGATGTCTCGAGCCGCTCGCTGGCCCAGATCAGCGACGCAATCACTAAGCTCGCCATGCTCAAGGTCCCGCTCGATAAGCTGTTCGCGATGATTCCCGGTTTCACTCAACTCGACGCGACAGCCGCGGCTGCATCTGCCAATGCCGCCAAGCAGGCCGAGCTTGACGCGGGCCAAAGTGGCGGTGGTGTCGACGCAACCGAGCAACTGGCAAAACAGGCAGACTCGCTTGGAACAATGATCCGTGCTGGCGTCGCTCCCGACGAGGCGGCACGGCGAGCAGGCTTAGACGGTCTCAAGTTCATCTCCGGTCGGCCGATCACAATTGTCGAGCCGTCGGCCAATACCCCGGCCCCGGCGTTGACGCCGTAGAATGTGGCTTGAAAACTACCGGGCTTGGAGCGTCGACGACTCCAGGCATCCATCCGGCTCAACGGTCGTTCATCGAAAAGGTGCAGAACAGTGACAGACACAAGCGCAACAACCCAGCCCCCGGCAACGCCGGCCCCAGCGGCCCCCGTGACACCCCCGGCGACTGCAACCCCGACGGCCACTGCGTCGACCTCCTCACATGAGGACATGGTCTACAAGGATCAGGCCGCCGTCGACCGAGCGATCGGCCAGCGACTCGAACAGGAGCGCACCAAGCTTGCAACCGCACACGCGGCCGAGCTTGCCAGGGCCCGCGACGAGGCCAAGGCAGAGGTGACCAAGGGCTTTCTTTCTAAGCTCGTCGACACCTCAGCCGAATCCATCGCCCGCGAGCTCAAATGCCACGACCCCACGGACGCACTCGCCGCCATGGACCGGGAGACGTTCCCGGTCAAGGACGACGCGCCCGACGGGGACGCCATCAAGGCCGCAATCGAGAAGCTTGTCAAAGACAAGCCCTACCTCGTGGCCGCGGATGACGACAAGCGACGCCCCAGCACAACGAAACGGCCGGCACTGCCGGACGGCAACCCCGATCCCAAGGGTGAGGGGAAAAAGAGCAATGCCACCGAGGCGTTGCGTAAATTCGCTGGGCATCGCTGAAAATTCGGTACACTCACACCAGCGGCCACTTTAGGCCCACTCATAGAAAGGCCTAAAAATGGCTGACATCACAAGAGATGACGTCGCTACCCTCATCGAGGAAGAGTACAGCGACGCGCTTCTCGACAACGCCGTTGCCGCTTCCGGAGTCCTCACGGCATTCGGTCGCGTCAACCTCGGCACGAAGGTCACCAACCTTCCCGTTCTCACGAGCCTCCCCGAGGCATCGTGGGTGGGTGAGTCGGCGACCGACGCGGACGGCGTCAAGCCGACCTCCAAGGCGACCTGGGGTAACCGCCAGTTCATCGTCGAGGAGATCGCGGTCATCATCCCCGTGCACGAGGACACTCTCGCCGACGCGACCGAGAGCTTGCTCCCGTCGTTGACGGCGATGGGCGGCACGGCGATCGGCAAGAAGCTCGACGAGGCGGTCATCTTCGGCAAGGACAAGCCGACCACCTGGACAAGTCCTGACCTCCTGGCCGCGGCCGTGGCGGCTGGGAACACGTTCACGCCATCCTCGACAGCCGGTGTCAACGACCTCGCCGGATCGATCTACCAAGCAGCGGAAGCGGTCGACGACTCGGGTGCAGACCCGAACGTCATCCTTTCCCGTGGTGGCCTCAAGTTCGCATTGGCGAACTTGCGCTCGTCTGATGGCTCGGCCATCTGGCAGTCGAGCTTGTCGGCGAACGGGACCCTCTCGGAGTCGATCGCGGGGCTGAACGCCGTGTTCGTCACGAACGGCGCATGGGACCGCACGCTCGCAACGGCGATCGTCGCGGACCGTTCCAAGGTCCTGATTGGCGTTCGCCAGGATGTCACGGTCAAGTTCCTGGATCAGGCCACGGTCGGCGGAATCAACCTCGCCGAACGTGACATGGTCGCCCTCCGGTTCAAGGCTCGTTACGCCTACGTGCTCGGCGACACGCTGAACGCGACGGGCCAGGTGTCCAAGCCGGTCGCCGCGGTCGTCCCGACGGCAGACAACTCCTAAGCGCGCCCCGCTAGGAAACAGGCCCCCGTCCTTTCGAGGTCGGGGGCCTTGTTGTTGGCCGCTACTGGACCGCCTTATTTGGCTGGAGTAATCCGCGAAAGTGCTGTCCGAACGTGATCAGCACCGGCCCCGGCTTGTCCCCGCCCTTGGTCAGCTGTATACGCATCGGTTCGTCACGATAGCCGACCTTTTTTGCGCCGCGCGTGAACTTTTCCAAAAACGCCGGAGACAGGCCGACATATAGCGGCACGTCATTGTTGACCGCGTCGCCCATTGAGAATAGGCGCGCGACGGGTGGAAAATTGCCCTCTATGGCCGTGAACCGCGTTACTGCCACAATGTCGCCTGATGCATCTTCGCTCCATCGAATTTCGACGGATTCCTCCATGAAGTGGATGAACAACGCGCCTACCGGGAAGCCAGCCGCCCCGATCAATTTTGCGGTCTGTTTGGTCAGCCATTCCGCAGCAACCCGCGGAAGCAAGATCGCCCCGGCCTCATCATCTCCAGTCGATGTATGTGTCCATTCTCCTACGCTGTAGCGGTCCGTCGCCGTGAACGTGCGGGGGGTAACTCGCACGGTACAGATGACGGGTATCACGTCATCCTTTGAGGCGTGCTGCACGACTGCATACAGCCCGTCGAGCAGTTCAGACGAATATGGAACAACGATTCTTGTCATGATTTTCCTTCCAGATTGTCGATGTCCTCTAAACCTACACCATAAGAGGACATCGTGCAAGCGTGAAGATATCGAGTAGTCTCCGCTAGAATCGCCAGGGAAGAGAGGCCGGTCATGCAGATCACCATCGCGAACATCACGCCATTCCTCGACACGCCGATCCCGAGCGATAAAGTGACGATGGTCACGGCATGGCTTACTGCCATCTCGGCCCAGTTGAATAAGACCTTCGGCCTCGGCGACACGCTCGGCGACGACGTCGCACCGGCCGTCTATGACATCGTCGCCGGCATCATCCTTCGGCGCTTGAACCGCGGCTCGATGGGTGAGGGCGGGGGCGCCATCAAGGCCCAATCGACCCTGTCGTCGAGTGTGCAGTACAACACCGACGTCACGGCCGCTACGGGCTGGTACTGGGGCAGTGAATGGGCCGACCTCTCGGCCCTCCTCGGCAATGGTGGCACGCTCTCCAGCGTCACGCTCCCGGCCCCTGACGGCATCCGCTACGGCAACCTCCCCCGCCACAACGACCTCGACGCCGAGGACTGGGAGCGCACCGAGGGTGTGATCCTATGACCTTTGCCTATGGCGAGGACGTGTTCCGTGACCGCCGCCGCCCTATCGCCGACCCCTACAATCCCGACAGCACGACAGTCGGGGCCTGGACCGACGATTCGAGCACTTTCGATACGATCACCCTTGAGGGCGTCTACATCGACTCAACCTCGGCCAACGCTCTCCCCGACGCGATGCGCACCGAGCAACAGATCACCAAATCCCTCTACAGCCAAGACCGAACCGTCGACGTCAAGACCGGCGACCGTATCCGCACCGTCGACGGGGACACGTTCTACGTCAACGTGCGGCCGGCCAAAGACGTCAATCCGTTCACGGGGTGGGCGCCAGGCATCGAAATTCCACTCTCGGGGGTGCAAGGCTGATGGCAAGGGTCTCAAATTTCAAGTTCAATCCCGGCTACTTTGGCGAGCTCGGTCGCTCCCCCGCCGTCGTCGCCATCCTCGTCAAAAAGGCTAACGCCGTGGCCGCCACGGCGCGCTCAACGGCCGGAGTCGACACCGGGCGATACAAGGCCGGCATCAAGGTCTCGACACGCCAGGCGGCCTACAGGACCGTTGCCGTCGTCACGGCCACCGACGAGAAGTCGCTCATCATCGAATCTAAGACCGGCAACCTTGCCCGCGCGCTGAAAACGAGCAAAAAGGCCTAGAGTCCTGCACGCCGACATCGAGCTATTCCTGACCACGTTTTTGCGTCGTGAGGTGCTCGACCCAGCCCTCGTCGCCAAATACCCCCAGTTGGCCGGCTTCCAGTTCTCCAACCGAGAGCCCGACGAGGACTCGGGCACTTTCCCAGCCAAGCTCGTCGTCGTGCGCCTGGACTCCAACGACTCGACGAGCCTCACGACAGCCGACACTGCTGTCGGCGTGTCGGTGCTCATGGGCTCGCCGACCTCGGCCTACGACTCGGGGGTCGCCGCGCGCGTCATTCA